GTTGGAATACTGAAAATGGTTCTGCAACTGAAAAATCACCAGCATTCAGCAAAATTACATTTAGCCCAAAAAGATTGGCCGCCTATATTCAGGTATCTAATCAGTTGATGTTGCAATCAAGCAATTCAATTGATGGGTATGTTCGCAATTGGTTATTGAATGCAATGGCATTGTCATTGGAAAGCGCAGCAATCAAAGGTGGTGGATCTAATGAGCCAACCGGTATTATTGCAAATGCCAATGTGAATGTTGTTTATGCCGGAGGCGCGACATCAAATGGAACAAATGCCAATGGTGCTGCACCGGTTTGGGCTGATGTTGTAAACTTGATGAAAGCGGTTGAAAATGCCAATGGTAATGGTGTTGCTTATTTGACAAACCCATTGGTTAAAGCCAAATTGCAAACAACAAGCCGTCAAGCATCAGGTGTTGAAGGAAATTTCATTTGGGCATCAGGTGGAACGGATTTGAATGGTTACAATGTTGCAACAACAACTTTGGTTCCATCAACTTTGACAAAAGGTAATTCAAGCGCATTGTCAGCAATGATCTTTGGTGATTTCAGCAAAATGGCCATCGCTTCATGGGGTGGAATGGAATTGACTGTTGATCCTTATTCAGGTGCAACCGCCGGTTTGACAAATGTTGTTTTGAATGCTTATTTGGACACAAATTTGTTGAATCCCGCTGCATTCGCAGTGTGTAAAGATATTGTTGCTTAATAACAACAAATCAAAACCCATGCGGGGGTTTATCCGCATGCCATGGGTGGTCTTGATTGCACCGCCCATGGGCCATGAAAGTGAAATTTTTGATTAACCCAACCGGCAAATTCAATTTGTCTTATAATGCGGGCGAAATTGTTGAAATGGATTCCAAACAATGCGAATTGTTATTGGAGGCCGGCGCAATTGAAGTCGTTGAAGATGAAATAATTGAAAAGCCAAAAGTGAGCAAAAAGAAACCGATCAATCCCGAAACCGAATTAGACGCAGAATAAAATGTTTGTTGCAAGAAGATACACCGCATTCGCCAATCCGGCAACCGATTATGTTTCCTTATCGGAAGCAAAGCAACATTTGCGGGTGACATCGAGTTCAGATGATACATATATCACCAACTTGATTTCAATGGCAATCGAATCATGTTCCGCTTATTTAGGTTATTCCATCAGGAAAGCAACTGCAAGATATGCATTTGATGGGTTTACGGGCGCGCCGGCGATGGTCAATCCGATAAATGGTCTAAATATACCATCCGGCAATTATTTTCGCTTAAATAGTCGCATTTTGGCTATTTTGAAGGTTTACTATTTGAATAGTTCACAAACATTGACCGAATTTGATTCAAATGCTTGGATTGCATCAACTGATCCAATGGGATTGTTTTCGCGCAATGTATTCATCGAATCATCGCCGACATCAGTCACTGATGATTTGATCAAATATATTATCGAGGTCACCGAAGGTTTTGAACCAGCGGGGACCGGTGGTGTTGATCCTGATAAACTTTGCCCCGCATCAATCAAGCATGCCGCATTGTTATTGGTTGGTCAATATTATGACAATCGCCAAGCCATCACCGTTGGTGTTCAGAATTCACCATTGAATTTTGGGTTTCAATATTTGTTGGATGCTTATAAAATAAGTGTATTGTCATGAACGCCGGATTGATGGATCAATTGGTTTCTTTGCAATCTTATTCAGAAAGCATTGATTCAAACACCGGTGAAAAATTGCAATCATGGTCCGAATATGCAACCGCATGGACCCGCATTCAAGAAGCGGAATCCGGAAGCGAAAGTGTTGATGCGGACCGAAGGGAACACAAACAAACAGTGCAATTCACCATCCGATACAATTCATCAGTTCAGGTGAAACACCGCATTGTTTGGGATTCAAAAAATTTTAACATCATCAACATTGCGAATATTGATCGCGACATGTATTTGAAAATTCAAGGCGAATTGGTGCAATGAATAAGAATGGCCAAATATCATATGAAAAAAATAAAATTGTCATTGACGAGGTTAGGCGCATGCAAGTTCCGGCCGCAATCATGGGTCAATTTCTTGAATTAGAGGGTGAAATATTTATCACCTTGGCAAAATCAAAGATTCAAGATAATACCGGAAATTTGCGCAAATCAATTGGATTTATCAATAGAGCATCGCGCGGAAAATATCCATCAACAAGGTTGATTGGCGCGCGGGTTTATGGTAATTACAAAGGTTTTCATGCGCATTTGTTAGAATTTGGAACCGCAAAAAGGGATTACAAATCAAAGCAAACAAGGAAAACCCATGACACCGGATCAGGACCAGCCAAACCATTTATGCGCCCCGCATATGATGAAGGCAAAGCCCCATTCATTGCCGGTGTTACAATGAGAGTTGAAAAATATATCAAAGCAATGGCAGACAAAGCCGGAATTCAAACAAAATAAAATATAAAAAAATAATAATATGGCAACCACCGGAATCACCAATGGAACATTAATCGCTATTTACAAAGACATTAGCGGAACACTCACAAAGATCGCGAATGCGACATCAAATGATTTTACAATCACAAAAGACATGATCGAAACAACCAACAAAGATTCAGCCGGCGCGAAAGAATACATCGCGGGTGAGTATGGATATACTTTGTCAGTTGAAGGCATGTTCGAAGAAGATGCATCAGTTGGTGCATTGATCAGTTGGAAAGAAATGATCACCGATTTGTTGGCCGGAACTGCGGTTACAATTGTAATGACATCAAATGTCACCGGCGATTTGAAATTAAGCGGATCAGCATTTTTTAATGATTTGAAATTGACCGCCCCACAAAATGCGGTTTCAACATTCACTGCATCGATTCAAGGAACCGGCGCATTGACTGTGTCAGTTATTGCTTAATTAATTTTGCCTATATTTGAGGCATGGAAAACAAAATTGAAATAGGGGGTGCATGTCATCCCCTTATTTTTAACATGCGCGCCATTGAATCAGTGATGGCCGAATTGAACATGGCCGATTTTTCGGAATTGGGGGATTCATTGAATTCACAAAATATCGCAAAATCATTGGCCTTTGCGCGATGCTGCGCATATTATGGCATCAAGTCAGGATATCGCAAATCAGGTGAAAAATTTCCATTTGTTGATATTGATGATTTTGCGGATGCGATTGATTCATTTTCCGATGTTGAACCAGCAATCATTGCATTCACAAAAGCAATCGAAGATTTCTTCAAACCCAAAAAGGGCAGCGAAGAATTGTCGGGAAAGTAGAAGGCGGCAAATCCGATCCCCTAACTTTTGACCGCATCAAAGAATTGGCATTTGGGGAAATGGGGATGGATGAAGATTCATTCAATAATTGCACACCCATTTATTTTAGGCATCGATTGTTTGGAATGCGCCAAGCGCAACAACAACAATTCAAAAATGATTGGGAAATGACCCGATGGATGGCGGCAACAATTATATCACCGCATTTGAAAAAACCCATCGCCCCAAACAAGTTGATGGCATTCCCATGGGAAATCATTGAACCTGATGATATTGTTGCAAAAATTACTCAATATGCGGATATATTTGCGAAGTTAACCCCGCCAGCCGAAGCATGAAAGCAATAAATGCAGTTTATAATATTTTATCCAATAATGCAGCATTGACGGCGGTTGTTTCGACCCGAATCAATCCATTAAGGATTCCACAAGAATCATCATTTCCGGCGATTTCTTATCAATTGGTTTCGGTGATTCCGCATCCATCGAAATCAGGAACATCGAAAAGTGATTTTGCAAGGGTTCAGATCAATTCATTTGGAACATCCTATCAAAGTGCAGTTCAGGTTGCCGATCTTGTTAGAAATGCGATGCAATTGACATTGCCGGCGACATTTAATTCGGTGTTTGTTCAGACATGCGAATTTGATGCCGAAGTGCATTTGACTGATGACAATGCGGCATTTGCCGGTGTTTATCATATTGCCCAAGATTATATCATTAATTACAACAAATAATGGCATTAAGTTCAATCAATATCGTTCTGAATGCCATCACCGATGCATTCAATCGCAATATAAAAAAGGCAGCCGACACAATGGATGCCAGCGCAAAGCGCATGGGCCAATCAGCCGATGCCGCCGGAACTGCGATTGAACAATCATTGGGATCCGGTCAATTGCGCCAAAAGATTAAACAAGTTAGTGCAACCATTGACGAACAAAAAGCCATCACCCGCGAATTTCAAGCGGAATTGGAAAAATTGCGGGAAAGGCGCGACACAATGTCGAAAAGCGATGTTCGCGGTCAAAAAGCGGTCAAAGCAGAAATTGAAAAAACCAAGGTGGCAATCAAAGAGGTTGCAAGGGACACCCAAGAATTGACCGCAAAAAAGCAAGCATTTACCCAACAATTGGGGGTTACAAATCAAACATTGGGTGGAACCCGCGCGGCATTAAATGGATTGGCAACATCATTCAGTGCGGTATCATCGGTGATTGGAATCATGGCCGATGACAACAAAGCATTGCGAAACACTCTGATGGCATTGAATGCTGCATTGAATTTTAGTGCGGCGATTATGCAAGTAAAGGATTTGCAAGAACAATTTGGAGGTTTGACAAAGTTTTTAACAAATCCATGGGTGTTGGCAGCGGTGGCAATTGCAGCGACCGCCGGTGCGGTTTATGCATATAATAAAAGCATTTCGCAAACCGAACAAATACAAAGTGAAGTCAATCATGAATTAATAAAAGCCGCAGAAAGCGCAAAGGGACATTCAATTTTGTTGAATGAATATTTGTCAATTGTTAATGACACCAACCAATCCGAAAGGGTTAGATTGGGCGCATTAAAACAATTGGAGGACCTTGGAATTGCAGTCGATGGGATTAACATCAGGAATGCCGATTCATTAAATGAATTAAACAAAAGAGTACAACAAAATATCAATTTAACAATTCAAAAAGCAATTGCCGATCAAGCGGCATCCAAAATTGCTGAAATTGAAATGGATAAAATTGATAAACTGAATAAAATTCGAACCGAAGGTGCATCATTATTGGGTCAAATGCGGGAAAAGTTTTTGCCCGGATATATTGCCACAGTCAATGAATCAAATGATGCAATTACCGAAGCAGAACAAAAAACAAAATTATACACCGAGGCATTCAAAAATGCCGCAAAAGAAGTTGCACAATTTACCGATTTAGAAACAAAATCGCGCAAAGAATCCGAAAAGGTTTCAAATTCAAATGCCAAGGCAAAAGAAAGTGAAGCCAAGCAAATTGAAAGATTAGCAGAAAAAACCAAGAAATCCGAAAAGGATTTGATCGATTGGTTGGAGGCGCAAAGATATAAATTAGGCGAAAAGGCAAAAAGAGAATCACAACAATTTACCATGGCCAATATGATGGCGGGAACGGCAAAAGCCCCGACATTAGAATTGACATACAAAATAAGCGATAAAAGCCGATCGCAGATTGTTCAAGACATGGATCAATTGAATGCAGACATTGCAAAGTCAGTTGAAAGCCTTGGTGAAGATTTGGCATATGCATTGGGCGAGGCATTAGGAAATGCATAGTCAGGTCAAGGAAACCCCATTGAAGATTTTGCAAAAGTAGTTTTGGGGTCAATTGCTTCATTCATTAAAACAGTCGGAAAACAATTGATTGCTTATGGTATTGCCGTCGAAAAATTCCGACTTGCATTTGCCAATCCCGCCGCCGCGGTTGCGGCCGGTATTGCGATGGTCGCATTGGGAACCGCGGTTTCATCACAATTGAAATCAGGTCCATCAGTGCCAGCATTTGCCGATGGTGGTATTGTCAGCGGGCCGACATTGGGATTGATGGGTGAATACCCAAATGCAAGGTCAAACCCCGAAGTCATTGCACCATTAGACAAATTGAAAACACTAATGAAACCCGAACAATCATCCGGCGGATTTATCGCATCCACAACAATTCAGGGTCGCGATTTGGCGATTGTTTTAGAAAGATACAATAAAGATTCAAAGCGCGGGTAATGAGAAAATATGTCGGTTCCTTCAAAAGTATTCAAAATGTAACTTATCGCATTGAATTATGGGATGATCCATCAGGAACAACACCCGAAATCACCGCGCGATTATATGCGGCAAGGGTATTGGCCGCCGGAGGTTACCAAGAAGGATCATCATGCCTATTAACTAAATTACAATCGCTTAATTCATCCACCGAATTAAAATTGGCCGGCAATGGTTTCAGCATTGAAAGGCAAGGCGAAGGCGATTCAGTATATGAAAATTTTGTCAGATCATCCCGCGCAACTGCGCAATGGGTGATGCCTGATCAAACAACCTTGGATGATTTCATTGCAATTCAAACCATGGCGGAAACCGCATGGGCGATGATTATTTATCGCGATGATGTCATGTGGTATGTTGGTCGAGTATTGGCGGACCAAATGACCCGATTGCGGGAATCAATCCAATCAAAACCCATCATTGAATTGGTGGCGGTTGATGGATTGGAATTGATGGATGGATTCAAAGTGAAATCGGCGTGGTTTACTGATGGCAAAATTACCATTTCACAATTGATCCGCCGGTGTTTAGAATCATTTGATTTGTGGGAATATTGGGCCATTAATGGAACACAAACACAATATTTATATGAAGGTGTTTTGTTGCGGGAATCGCATGCATCCCGATTGGGATTGGACATGTACAAAATGGATGAATACACCTTATTGCAAAATTTTGATCCATTTAGTGATGTTAAAATAGTTGATGCGGTCGGTTGGTTGGTTGAACCAAATTATTTGTCATGCAAACAAGCATTGGAAAATGTATTGTTGATGTTTGGGGCGCGCCTAATACACGAACTTGGTGCATACTATGTTATACCACCAACTGCATATAATAGTGCCACGACAATCAATTTAAGACAATATTCATATACTGCACAGTATATTGGAACAACAACATACACACACCGCCAAACAATCGGCAATGATGTTCGCCCATTGTGGATGGCAAAACCTTCTTTGTATTATCAACCAGCGGCGCAATCGGTCACAGTTAACACAAAGCGGCAAAACCTTGCAAAGCAATTGCGCAATTATACCAACCGCGCATCATCAATTTTGGAATTGCGGGTTTATGATGTCCCACAAGGGTCAACACCGGATGATGCACCAATGCGAATCCGCCTGATGGCGAAGTCATTGAAAAGAAGCATCATTGATGCCGGTGTGACATATGTCGAGGATTGCACTGATCTTTATTATAAAATTCGCTTACTCGATGGATTGGGCGGGGTTAAGGTATTGGATGCAAATGGATATTGGGTGAATGGAACCCCAACAAATAAGCAATATCGAATGCCAACCAACAACATCAAAGGCGGTTGGATCACATCGGAATTTGAATTGACATGCACAACCGCGCCGATTGGATATAAGGAATTGCGGGTTGAATTAGAAGTGCATGGTGTTGTGTTGCCATATTCATCAACCGGAAAATGGAAAAATGGAAATTCGGCAAACAAAGATTTTTGGGGATCAATTCAAGTTTCATTTGCCGATGCATCAGCATATAAAAATGCGGATTATACTTTTGATATATCTGAAATAACAACCGCAGCCACCGCCAATTTGGTGAATTCATCGCGGGTCATATTGGATCCGGTATATTATACCGATGTATTGCCTTATGGCCTTGGAAATTGGTTGGTATTCAATGGGACAACCGATGTTTTGGCATCGGATTGGTATGGCGGATGGGATTCAATCACCCATGGAACAATCACAAAAATGTTGGGATTGCAAATGGCATCGGTTTATGCCGATTTTTTACCGGTCATTCGGGGCAATTGGGTTGATTCAGGGACATTGACATCGATCAAATCATTGTATTTTGACAATTATGCATGGGTTTTGAATGGTGTTCGATTCGATGCAAGGTCCGAACAATGGGATGGTGAATGGTTGGCCATTTCACCGGTTTACACAAATTCGACATCATCCGGCGAAGGATTAAGGGTTAACCAATCGACAACCGGCAATTTGGGTGATCGCTTAAATTATACTGAAACCGCAATTGCAAATTTGAATGGTTCGATTTCAGATGTCCCAAATCAGGTGTTGGAACATTTGGTCAATTATGCTGATCAGGCACCAACAACACAACCCACACAAACAACACAATGGGAGGTGATGCTGAAATATACCGATTCCACCGATTCGGTGACATGGTTGGTTCAAGAACATGGAACATTCAAGACATACACCGCCGGGACCCATTCATTAGATTTGGCATTTGAAGGTCATTTGTTAAATGGGGCCGCCGGATCAATCACAATCAATTTGCCATCGGTTGCCGAACAAAAAGGCAAAAGATATTATTTTGTAAAGTTGGGATCAGCGCACACCGCGGTTGTCAATGCATATGCCGGACAAACAATCAATGGATCCGATCATTTAGACATCAATACAAATTATGCATCAAAAACAATTATTTGTGATGGGTCGGCATGGTATATCATTGCGACCGGACCATAATTGTTGTAATTGTTTAATGTCATGCGATTATTTTTGAACCATTATGGCACAAGCAAGCGCAGATATCATCGCGGGTTCACAAGGATTCAAAAGACATGGGGCCGCAACAGTGACCGGTGTTTCCTATGACGCAATCGTCCCACAAGAGGACACAATTTTTACATCATTTTCGGTTCAAGGCGACAATGAATCAAGCGGCACCAATGTTTTGAGTGCGCGCGGGATGTCATCGATCACCTTTCAACAAGGTGCATATTTGCCCGCCGGAAAAGGTTTCAAAATTGTTGGATTTGTTATTTCATCCGGATCGGTTATTGGTTATTAATCAAATATCATGTTAACATCGCAAACACTCGGAATTGGCACGCGAGGCGGGGCGAATTATAGGGGCCAAGGTTGGTCCATTGTATTGGCTTACAAAGCGCGCATCACCGCCGATGGCGGATATTATGAAGGCATTTCATGTTTGTTGAATAAACTAAATAATTTATGAGCGACTTATTAAATAGTGCGAGTTTGGTAATGATACCGAGCGGGTACAAAGAGGATGTTGTATATTCAGCAGTCCCAACCGACGGAAGCGGGGATTTGAGTTTTACCCGAGCATCCAACGGAACACGAATAAATAGTGCGGGGTTGGTGGAGGTTACGCCGTGGAATTTGTTTGAGCAATCCAATGCTTTTAGTACAAGCCCGTGGGTCTTGTCAAATGGAACTTTAACAAGTGGGCAAAGTGGGTATGATGGTTTGGCAAATGCTTGGAAATATACCGAAGGAACTTTTACTGCAAGTTTGCCCGTATTGACACAATCTTTTTCAACTTCTACAAGTGTTGAAACATATTCTTTTTATGCAAAAGGAGGC